GGCGGCGGCGTTCGCGTTCGATCAATTGCACGAGGACGCGGCGGAGCATCTCGCGATGGGCTGCTCGGACGATGACGTGCGGCACTACGCCAGGGCGGCAACGAAACGTATCCACAGAAAACTGACTGAACAATACAAAGGTTCGGCGGGAGCGAATGAGTTTGAGCAGGCCAACGGCTTCCCGTTTTTGTTGATTCTCGGCCTATTGCCAACCCTGTGGAACTGGTGGCTCCTGCTCAAAAAGTGGATGGAGTGGTAACGTGAAGACGTGGGCAACAACCGCCGCCGCTTGGCTGCTGCTGATCGCGTGCGTGTTCGTGCCGCACTTCAGCCAGCAACCGATGCCGGCTGACGTTGCGATGGGCGTGAGCGAGCCACGTTCGCCGGAGTGGCCAAGGGTGCGGGCCGAGCATCTGAGGACGCATCCAGCTTGCGAATCGTGCGGCCAGAAAGATCACCTGCAAGTTCATCACGTCTTGCCGTTCCACGTCGAGCCGAAAATGGAGCTTGATCCGTCAAACCTCATCACGCTCTGCACTGACGGGCCGTGCAACCTGAATTGCCATTTCGTGTGGGGCCATTTGGGAAACACGAAGTGCAACAATCCGAACGTGCGAGAGGATTCGGCATTCTTCCGCAAGCGACTGGAGAACCGACCATGCGACTAACACTGCTGAAACTCGCTTGAGCAGTGAAAAAGTTTAACCGCCTGCGAATCTGTACGATCAGATCGTGGACCTTGGCCGCCCGGACCTCGTGCGGTCAGTGCGATTCCGAGAATGGCTGATGGGCCTACCCATCGGATGGAGCGATTGCGAGGGATTGGAAACGCCGTCGTGCCACAAGTTGCGGAGTGGATCGGCCGGAGGATAATTGCAGCGGTGTCTTAGCCGCAGAACGCTTCGCTTGGCACGCGGCGCGAATTGGAACAGACATGGAAAACACAATGACCGTCGATCAAGAGAAACCCGCCGTCGTTGCCCAAGCGATTGTTCCCCGTTCCGGGGTTTCGATCGTGAGCTTCGGCGGCGGAATCAACAGCACTGCGTTGCTGGTTTTGATGCAACGCCGGCAGTACCCGATTGACGCTGTGTTGTTCGCCGACACGGGCGGCGAGAAGCCAGCAACATACGAGCACATCGCGACAATGAACGAGTGGCTGACGAAACACAACCTGCCGACGATCACGACCTGTGCAGAAGCCGTGACGTTAGAGGATGACTGCCTTGATCGTGAGACACTGCCGGGCAAGGCATTTGGTTTCGGATCATGTTCCGAGCGGTTCAAGATTCGACCGATGCAGAGGAAGGCCAAAGAACTTTTCGGAAAGGACGCGACGATCTGTTGGAACATCGGCATTCATGCCGGTGAAGCACATCGCGGAGTGTTCCCACGCGAGAACCTTTGGGTGCGTCGGTTGCTGGTCGAGGCGGGTTGGGCGCAGCACGAATGCGTGAAAGCGATCCGCGAAGAGGGGTTGCCGATTCCTGTGAAGAGTGCGTGTTTCTTTTGCCCAGCGATGCGGAAGGCGGAAGTGATTCAGCTATCGAAGGACGCCCCTGCGCTGTTCCGGCGTGCGGTCGATATGGAGCAGGCGGCCTTGGCGTCGGGACAGTTGGAGACGGTGAAAGGATTGGGACGCCGATGGTCATGGAAGGCATTGGTTGCGGCTGACGAGCGGCAACAGCGGCTATTCGAGGACGATCAATCGCCGATCTGCGGCGTGTGTATGGATGGCTGAGGATACGGGGAACAGTGTATTGAGCAGCGTGCGTGGTCATTTAGTTTTTGAGAAAGGAAACGCGATGAAATTAACCATACTGCGACTCTCATATCTGTTAGCCAGTTTTTTTGCCGGCGGGTGCGTCGCCCCACTCGCGACTGACTTAGATGGGGACGAAACTGACGTCGTGCTCGATGACGAGACATCTCCGGCGATCGCCGTCACCGCCTCGCCAGACGCATTCGCAGAGATAGCCGGGTGGCTTGGCACGTCGAACACAATCACGGTGGCCAACGCGACGACCATCGAACAGGACGCCGTTACCGTCAACGTGCCAGCCGGTGCGAAGGTCAGTTACTCGTTCGCCGACGACCTGGGCACGTTCACGTTTGCACGGCCGCTGCCGAGCGTGACGGCCAAGGTGCTCGGCTGGAAGGTGTCGCCGTCGTTGTCCGTTGTCACGTTGCGGCCGAGCGGTGATGGTTCCGCGAAAACATCGCTGGGCACTTATCGTTTCAAATGGCTGGCCGACGACGACGCTGGAGCAGCCGCAACGCCGAGCGAACTGCCGGAGGTCTGGTGCTATTCGATGCCCGGATGCCCGCCGTGCGTGCGTGCTCGGCTGGAGTTGGCCGCCGAGAAAGACCTGCCGTTTCGGATCGTGTGGAAGGACGATGCCGCACCAGCGTGGCTTGCAACGCGCCCCGCGTTCTGGTGGCACGTCAGCGGCCAGCAACCGAGCCAAGCCGACGTGGCCAACACGCGGCAGGTCACGGGCTGGAATGGCGTCAAAGACTTCACGCAGCGATGGAAGGCCAGCCGGGCCGTGAGCAGCTACCACGCTGGCCACAACTGCCCGTCGTGCGGCCGGACGCAACTTGCCATCGCGAACAACGACGGGCCGAACCACACGCACCGCTGCGGCTCGTGCAACGTGACCTGGTGGCACGCGGATCAGTGAGGCCGGCTAAACCCGATTGATCGAAAGCCGCTCCGCAAAGTGTGAGCTTTGCGGAGCGGCTTTTTCTTTTGAATTCTTTTTGGAATTCTTTGCAACCGGGCTTTACTTGCTGACGTTGGCAACCGATACTCCCTTTGTCGAAACCAACTGACTCCAACCGCAAGGGGAAAGACAATGAGCCGACAAGAAAAACTGAAAGAGTTGTTCGGGGTAATTTTGGCAATCTACCAAGGACGGAAAGATAGTCATCCAGAAGTTGCGGCTCAGTTTCATGTCGAGTGGTTTGTCGGCGCAAACAAGAACAATGAGCAATTCGATAGCCTGCTACAAATGGAAATCGAAGATTGCAGCCGGGCACTGGTTCAAGCCTGACCCACCACAACCCGCCCGCCGCAATCACGCGGCGGGCCGCGAACAATCTCAAGAAATCTTTTCAGAATGCCGATAGGTAGATTGACTCGCTGACGTTAGTGGCTAAGATACACCATCGAAACCAACTGACTCCAACCACGAACGCAAAGGGAAACACGATGACCAAAAGCCAAGAAATGAAGAACCTGCTGGTGAAGGCTGGAGCAAACATTCGCGACCTCGTGATTCTTGGTGTGTGGGTTCACATTGACACCTTCGCGAAGTACGAAGCCATGCTGCGTGCGACACTGGCCGCCAGCGGTTTTCAGTGCGTGAAGATCAGCGACGGAATTCACATGGACGGCACCAGCGGGTTCCGAATGGTGTTCAAAGTGCAAGGCTAAGTCTTCGGGCCTTCCTTGTAGTCCGAACCGACACACACACCCGCCCGCCGGACTCTCCGGCGGGCCGAACAAGGCCGGCAAACAAACGAAAGGCGTTGACATGATTTACTTGGCATCACCCTACAGCCACCCGTCCGCAGACGTTCGTCACGACCGATTCCTTGCCGCGAAAGCCGCGACGCTGCGGCTGCTGAAGGCCGGCCATCTTGTTTTTTCGCCAATCGTTTACGGCCACCAGTTCGCCGACCTGCTCGGAACCGACTTCGAGGCGTGGCGGACGTTCGACCTGGCCATGATCGACCGCTGCGCCGAGCTGTGGGTGCTCAAGCTCGGCGGCTTCTCGCAGTCGAGCGGAGTCTGGAACGAGATCGAATACGCGAACGCGATCGGCAAGCCGGTCAAGTACCTGGACCCGATAACGCTGGAGGCAGTGGAATGAGCTATCAAGAATTCCTAGCTGCCAAGTCGCAGCAAGCCGGTATGGACGGATTCGAGCCGCTATGGTTGCCGGACTTCCTCTTCGACTTTCAACGGCATCTTGTTGACTGGAGCATCCGCAAAGGGCGTGCTGCAATCTTCGCTGACTGCGGACTTGGAAAAACGCCGATGCAGTTGGTGTGGGCCGAGAATGTGCGTCGTCACACGAACCGACCGGTGATCGTGCTCACTCCGTTGGCCGTATCGGCTCAGACGGTGCGTGAGGCCGAGAAGTTTGGAATCGAGGCCAAGCAATCACGCGACGGCACAGTGATGCCGAATATCACTGTGACCAACTACGAGGGGCTGCACAAGTTCAACCCGGATGACTTCGCTGGCGTTGTGGCGGACGAGATTTCATGTCTCAAGGCATTTGATGGGACGCGCCGAAAGCAAGTGACGCGGTTCATGTCGAAGATGCGATACCGACTCGGCTGCACAGCCACGGCGGCCCCGAATGATTTCATCGAACTCGGAACGATCAGTGAGGCACTCGGCGAACTCACTCAGTCCGACATGCTGGCTCGGTTCTTTCTGTCGAGCGACAACAAACGGCATTCGCTGTTCAAAGAAGGCGACTTCTGGAACCGTGCCAAATACTTCTTTCGCGCACACGGTGAGTCTGCGTTCTGGCGCTGGGTGTGTTCGTGGTCGATGTCGTTGCGGACTCCCGGCGATCTTGGGTTCGCTGATGAGCGTTTCGTGTTGCCGCCGCTGACGGTCACTCAGCACGTTGTGCCGACGACGTTTCGGTTTCCCGGCGAGTTGTTCATCAGGATTGCATCGACTCTGAAAGAGCAACGTGAAGAGCGGAAGCGATCCATTGCCGAGCGGTGCGAGATGGCCGCCGAGTTGGTCAAACATGACAAGCCGGCAATCGTCTGGTGCCAATACAACGAAGAAGGGATTCGATTGGCCAGCATGATCCCCGGCGCGGTCGAGGTGGCTGGGCGGCACACAGACGAAGAGAAGGCCGACAGGCTGAACGGATTCGCGTTGGGTAATTTCAGAGTCTTGGTTAGCAAACCGAAGCTCGGAGCGTTGGGCCTGAACTATCAACACTGCGGGCATCAGACATTTTTTCCGTCGCACAGTTTTGAGCAGTGGTATCAAGCAATTCGACGTTCGCTGCGGTTCGGTCGAGTTGGGCCGGTCAACGTGGACGTGATCGCGACCGAAGGGGAAGAGGGAGTCACCGCGAACCTGCAAAAGAAACAGGTCAAAGCGAATGAGATGTTCGCAGCACTGGTCGAGCACATGCGGCAAGGTGCGGGAGTTCAGACGATCAACAAACACATCAACGAAAGCGAGATTCCACAATGGCTGTAATCAATCAAGAGATTTGTGAGCAGTACGCAATTTGGAACGCTGACAACATGGAAGTGCTTCCAACCTTGCCAAGTGAGTCGGTTGGCTTCTCAGTATATTCACCGCCGTTTCCAGAAACATACGCTTACAGCAACGACCCGCGAGACATGAGCAACGTCGCGACTTATCAAGAAGGTCTGGACCAGTATCAGTTCATCGTCAACGAGATTTTCCGTCTCACGAAACCGTCGCGGTTGACGGCAGTGCATTGCATGGATTTGAAGAAAGGCCAATACACACAACGCGACTTCCCCGGTGACATCGTCCGCGCTCACGAGGCCGCTGGCTTCGGATTCGTGTGCCGCATCTGTATCTGGAAAGACCCTTGGTTGATCGCACGTCGAACGCGAATGAAGTCTCTCCGTCACAAGAACATCTGTGAGGACTCGGCAACAGTTCGCATCGGGCCGGCGGATTATGTGCTCGTCTTCAAGAAGGGCGGCGTCAACCCGGAACCGATCGAACATCCCCACGGACTCAAGACCTATGCAGGTGAAACGCCGATGCCGGAAGACCTGGTGCGGCGTTTCCGAAACTTCAAAGGGGACCAACGCACGAACCTGTTGAGTCACTGGATTTGGAGGAGGTACGCCTCGCCAGTCTGGATGGATATTCGGAGCGGCCGGTTGATGCCGTACCAGGACTCGAAAGAGAACGAGGAAGAGAAACACGTTTGTGCGTTGCAGTTGGACGTGATCGAACGCTGCCTCACGCTGTGGAGCAATCCGGGTGACGTCGTGCTAACTCCATTCCTCGGAGTCGGCAGTGAAGTCTTTCAAGCGGTCGCGATGGGACGAAAGGGATTGGGCATCGAACTCAAAGAGAGTTACTTCCGCCAGGCTCAGAAAAATATCCGGCTCGCATTTCAGCCGGTCGAGGTGCAGGAGGATTTGTTTGCCGACCACAATGACGATCCAATTGCCGAAAACGAAGAACCGATCGAAGACGAATCCGAACTTGAGGACGTGCTAATATGAAAAAAAAACCAAGCAACCTGACCCCTGCCGCTATGCGCCAGATCGGCTGGGACCGACGCACAGCCGAGCAGAAATCCGCACACGGCAAAGCGATGGCCGCGGCCTGCAACGCTGCGATGACTCCGGCTCAGAAGAGGGCCAGGGCGCTGAAAGGCGTTGCCGCCAGGGCCGCGAACCGGCTCGCGGCAAAGAAATTGGAAGAATCCAAAAAGATTTCCAAGCCTCAGAAACAGCGGAAAACGCCGGGGAAATAGCGGCTTCCGGGTGGTCGCGG